GCCGCTTGCCCTTGCTTCTGCTACGGGAACCAGCGTAACAACCACAAACTACTTTAGTGAGTATTGCTATGATGCTCTCTTTGCTGGATGCATGGTAGAAGCTACGATGTATATGAAAGATTGGAATACTCTTCCTGTCTGGCAGCAACAGTATCAAACAGCAGTAGATCAACTTCGCAATCAAGCAAGACGTACTAGACAGGATGACATGGCAGTTGCTGCTTCTCCTGCTGGCGGTCCTAATACAATTATACAGGGGAATTCATAATGTCAATGTTAGCAAAAGCAGGAAGTAAATTAGCACGTTCAGCTACAAAACCTAAACCAGTTGGAAGACGAAGAGGCCCTAGAATTAAACCAGAAGATACTAAAGCTCTTGAGCGTTCCTCTAAAAGAAGAGCTGTAGGTTCTGAGCAAAGGTCTGCTGAAGATGCTCGTAATAAAGGAGAAGATCAAGTTCGTAAAAATATCGGACAAGAAGCTAAAGATTTAGGAACTCCTGCTGGCGCAACAGATATGAAAGCATTAAGAGGAACTGATCCTGATAATCTTTCAAAAGAAAATAAAGCAAGACTAGAACGTGGTGGACTGTCAAGCCGTAGTAAAGGTATAAGTAAAGAATATAAAGCTACAGAAAAAAGATTAAAAAAACTTAAAAAGGATTTAAAACAAGCAAAAGCTTTTTTAAAGGCTGCTTCTAATGCCCAACAAAAAAAGACCTTTTCTTCAAAAGTTTCTGAAATAACTGAGAAAGTTCAAATACAAAAAAATAAATTAGCAGATATGGGAAAGAAAAATTTAATAAGACGTATGGGTGGAGGAATGACAATGAAAGCTGTAGATAAAACTAAGAACCCCGGCCTTGCTAAACTTCCCACACCTGTTCGTAATAGAATGGGTTACGCTAAAAAAGGAAAGAAGGTTAGCGAAAGCATGATGGAAGATTATACTTCTGTTCCAAAAGAACTTTCTGCAAAGAAGCAATCTAAAAAGAAAATGGGCGGTGGTAAAGTATATAAAAAAGGTCATGGCGGTAAAGCTATTACATCTAAGATGTCTGGAGATAATCTTGTAAAATCTTGCTATGATAAATCGCTCTAGCATACGAAAACAAATTATGAAACCTCCTTCTAAGCGAAAACCTAAACTTGGTAGTGGTAAAAGATTTAAAGCATTAACTACTAAGCTTTCTAAAAGAGGAGCTAAGAATCCAAAAGCACTTGCAGCTTATATAGGCCGTAAGAAGTATGGTAAAAAGAAAATGGCTGCAATGGCAGCTAAAGGTAAAAAAAGGAGAAGTTAGATGGGACCACATACATTAATCAAACGGCCACATAACCTTGATGAGATTGTAGGTCGTCCTACGGGTCAGGGATATGGTGCTGCACGTAAAGGACCACAAGTAAAAGGACCGCCGCAAGATGTTGTAGTTGATGAAGACTACGAACAGGGCAAAGCTTTTAAAGTTGAGGATTAAGCTATGGCTACAAGAGAAGAAATATTAAAAGAAATTTCAGACTTACGAAAGCGTAAGAAAGAATTAAAAAATCCTAATAGAAAAACTAGTGTTGATCTTAGGATTGATCTTCTTGAACGTAGACTTAAAGGTAAGAAATTAAATGTAGATACAAGTGATGTTACTCTTCCTAAATCTAAAACAGGAGTATCACGCTTACGTATGAGAAAAGAAGCAGAGAAAAAAGCAGCAGAGAAAAAAGCAGCAGAGAAAAAAGCAGCAAAGAAACCTGTTCCTAAAAAATTAAATGTAAAGACAAGTGATGTTACTCTTCCCAGATCAAAAACAGGAGTATCACGTTTACTTTCTACTGCTATGAAAAAAGCAGCAGATAGGGATAAGCTTATTCCTAAAGGCGCTGTAAGAAAGAAACCAGTTAAAAGAAAAAAAGCAACTGTAGCTCCAGCAATGATGTTTGATGCTAACTTACAACAGACAACTCCTGATGTTGGTGCAGCATCTCAACAAGCATCTCCTAAACCTGCTGCAAAAATTTCTAGCGGTGGCCGTGGAAAATCTAGGGGAAGCATGGGCGGTGAAAGTATTGGTGAATACTTTGAAGATTTAGGACAAAGAAAGACAAAAGTTAGAACTCCTTTTGGTCTTATAACTGTAGACAGTACTGATGAAGGTATGGCCTTTGAAGAGTTTGATCAGAAGTATGGTGGCAAGGCAATGCCTAAAGTAAAAAATAGAAAGGGCAAACGTGCAGCTATTCGTGGTCGTCGTGCAGAAATGAAGGGATCATAATATGAGTGCAAGTTCTAAGGCTTCAAAAGCTGTAGTAAAAACTATATCTAAAAAAGCAAATAAAGGTGGACGTAAACGTAAACGCCGTGGTCCTGCTCCTGCAACAGATCGTCAAAAAAATGCTGCCCAAGCTTTAGGAATGTCAATTAAAGAGATAAAAAAACTATCTCCTTCTGAGTTAGAGGCAAAGCTTAAAGCACGTACACCTGAATCTAAACCAGAAGTTAAACGCACTCCAAAAGAACAACGTCAACTTTCTGCTCTTATAAAACAACAGAAAAAGGATGATGCTGACTTTGGTCCTAGCGATCCTCCCCGTATAAAACTAACTGCTGGTGGAAGTGAGGTACTTCCCTCTAAAGCACAGCTTGATCCTAAAATTAAAAATTATTCCAAAAGACGTTTAAGAGAACTTATTAAAACTGGTCAAGCTAAGATGGTTGTAGGTAGAGATGGTAAACGTAAGCTTATGACTACAGGTAAGTTTGCACCACCAGCAAGTGAAGTTGCCAGAGATATGGGAAGAAAAGCTGATCCTGAGAAAAAAGTTAGTGGTGTTAAAAGATCAGATGAACAGTACGAAGGTTCTGGAGATGCTTTTAATCCCTTGCTAGAAGCGTTTGATCCTAAAAAATATGGCGGGAAAGTAAAGCGCCGTATGGGTGGCAAGGTAAAGGGCTACGGAAAGGCTATGCGTGGTTACTAAAGAGTTTCTTATTAGGTACAATAAATCTGTTCAAGAGGGTTATGATGATCCTACTTTAATAGATAATTCAGGAACTAAACCTAATAAAGAAGACTATGCAGATTTTAATGAATATATAAACAGTCTTTGTAATTATATGAGAAAAAAATTTAGGTATACATATGGCAGTAAAGCGAAAAAGAAAGCCCAGTAATATGAAGGGCATTACTATTGGTAGAGGCATGAAGCGTCCTACCAAAGCTGGTGCTGGTATGACTAAGAAGGGTGTTGCTAAATATCGTAGGCAGAACCCCGGTTCTAAGCTAAAGACTGCTGTAACCGAAAAGAAACCTACAGGTAAACGTGCAGCAAGGCGCAAGTCATATTGCGCTAGGTCTGCTGGACAAATGAAGAAGTTTCCAAAGGCTGCTAAGAATCCTAATAGCAGACTTAGACAAGCTCGTAAAAGATGGAGATGTTAATGAAGAAATCAGTAGATGCTCCCAAAGGTTTTCACTGGATGAAATCTGGTAAAGGATTTAAGCTAATGAAAAATCCTAGAGGTGGTTATGTAGCACATAAAGGTGCTTCAAAGAAAGCAAGCTTTGAGGTCCAGAAGATACATAAGAAGTAATGAATAAGAAACGTGATCCTAAAGTAGGTACTGGTAAAAAACCTAAAGGTTCTGGTCGAAGACTTTATACTGATGAGAATCCAAAAGATACCGTTAGTATAAAGTTTGCCACTCCAGCAGATGCTAGAGCTACAGTAGCAAAGGTTAAAAAAATAAATAAGCCTTATGCTCGTAAAGTACAAATACTTACTGTGGGAGAACAACGTGCTAAAGTTATGGGTAAAACTCAAGTAGCTTCTATATTTAAAAAAGGTAAGGAAGTTCTTAAAAAAACAAGAGGTACAAATGGCAGTCGTAAGAAAACGTAAAACTAAATCAAAAAGCAAATCACCTACACCAAAAAATAAAGCTTTATATTCAAGAGTAAAGTCTGAAGCTAAACGTAAATTTGATGTGTATCCCAGTGCATATGCTAATGCTTGGTTAGTTAAAACATATAAGAAGCGTGGCGGCACTTACGCATGAGCCTGAAAGAATGGTTTGGAAAAGGCTCAAAAGGAGATTGGGTGGACATTGGTGCGCCTAAGAAAAAGGGTAAGTTCCAAGCCTGTGGTCGTGCATCTACTAAATCTAAAAAAAGAAAATATCCAAAATGTGTGCCACGTTCTAAAGCTAAATCAATGACTGCTGCACAAAGAAAAAGCGCAGTAACTAGAAAAAGAGCAAAGCCTCAAGGAGTTAGAGGCAAACCTACTAATGTTAAAACATTTGTTAAAAAGAAAAAAACAGCTAGAAAAAGAGTTAAAGCATGAATGAAACAGAAAAATGTTTAGAATGTAATTGCTGTTGTCATTGTGACAAAGAAGGCTGTGAGTGTGGTTGTAAATCTTGTGGTCATTCTACATGGGGTGAACCTACAGTGGATATGGAATAATGGCAGTATCAGGAACATATGACTTTAACCTTGACATAGACGAGGTTATTCAAGAAGCTACGGAAATGATTGGGGGTGAAGATACTC